GTGTTGTTTTATGTAAATTAGAAACAGCCAATCTACCCGCTAACTTTGCGTAATCTGGATGTGTTGTTACCATAGCCGCCGCAGTCTCTGCCGCCAATACATCTAATTCAGTTGTTGAAATTCCATCGTAAATCCCCGAAGTTACTTTTAGGGTAACAAACGTTGGGTCAATATATTCCATATTTAAATCATGACAAAGAACACTAATACGTTTAGTAATCTTGTCATATCTCATCTCCTCCAATTCACCATTTCTTTTTTTTACTTTCATTTTATTAAGCCTTTTTTAAATTAAAAATCTACATCACCAAACGCAGAATCTAAATCTTCTGAAACATTATTAACTCCCGCCTTTTGATATTCAGCAACTCTTTTCTCAAAGAAATTTGTTTTACCCTGTAATGCAATGTTCTGCATAAAATCAAACGGGTTTTCTGAATTATAAACCTTAGGTACACCTAATGCAACTAATAGTCTATCAGTTACAAATTCAAGGTATTGAGCCATCAAATCTGAATTCATACCAATTAAACGTACAGGTAATGCTTCGAGAATAAATTCTTTTTCAATCTCTAATGCTCCACAAATAATCTTTTTGATTCTTTCTGGTGAGATTTTATTTTGAATATGATTATTATAAAGGTGACAAGCAAAATCACAATGCATTCCCTCGTCTCTTGATATTAATTCATTTGAAAATGTTAATCCTGGTAGTAATCCTCTTTTCTTTAACCAAAAGATTGAACAAAAAGATCCTGAGAAGAAAATTCCCTCGACGGCAGCAAATGCTAAAAGTCTATCTACAAATGATTCGGAGTTAATCCATTTAAGTGCCCAATCCGCTTTCTTTTTAATTGCCGGTATGGTTTCAATTGCATTAAATAATTTGTGTTGTTCTTCTTTATCTTTAACTAAGGTATCAATTAACAATGAATAGGTTTCACTATGGATATTTTCCATCATAATTTGAAAACCGTAGAAAAATTTAGCTTCAGTATATTGAACTTCATTTACAAAATTCATCGCTAAATTCTCATTAACAATACCATCTGAAGCAGCAAAAAATGCTAAAACGTGTTTAACAAAATGTTGTTCATCATCATTTAACTTATTATCCCAATCAGATACGTCTTGACCTAAATCAATTTCCTCTGCAGTCCAAAAGGACGCCTCAGATTGTTTATAGAACTTCCATAAGTCATGGTGTTCGATTGGAAAAAGGACAAACTTTCCTGGATTGTCTTGTAATATTTTTTCTGTCATTTTTTTTATTTTATTTAGTTGCTAATTCTTGTCTTCTTTTAAACGCTTCAGCCGCACGGTTAGCATTGATTTGTGTTTTTTGTTCCTCGTGACCTAATAAGGTATTTTGTGATTCTGTATCAATTTCCAAAAACTCATTGTTAAATTTACAATTTTGGAATACAACCCCATCTTTACCAATACGAGATTTAAGTAATGTTAAGGTTGCTAAATTATGTTCTTTTTGTTCTAATGTTTTACCAATAGATAAAATAACGTGAGCAATTTGAGCCTTTTTAATTGACCCACCCATTTGGTCTCCCGTAACCACTTCACTAGAAATTGATTCTCTATTACCCTGTGTTGCGGTCCAAATTGCCATTTCAAATTCACCGGTCATCGATTCTAAACTTCTCATTATAGAACCTTCACCTTTCCACTCTTCACCATTTGTTGACTTATCATTTGAAATACAATCAACATAGTCTAAAACTAATAAATCAATTTTGGTTCCGTCTAAATTCATTTTTCTGATTTTATTTTTAATTTCAGAAACGGTGACATTATCGCTAGCCAATTTTAATAATTTAATACTACCCTTTGAACGTTGTTGAGCCTCCTCAATTTTAATCTTAACTTCCTCAACATTATCAGGTTGTGAATCAGGTGCAATACCTGTCCAAATCGTATAATGTTTTCTTTTAATATTACCTGGATTATCCTCAAAAAATATTTGTACGACATTATAACCTAAGTTATATGCGGTATTTGCAAACTTTGTAAGTAAGGTAGTTTTACCAGTACCCGTAGGAGCTAATACGATACCCAATTCTCCGATTCCTAGTCCACCTTTAAGTAAGTTGTCGATTCCAACAATACCTGTCGGTAATGGGTGTCTAAAGTCCTTCTCTAACGCTTCATCAATACCATGGAAAACATCGGTTGCATCATCGTTTGAAATTCCAACTTGAAGTGCTTTTTGAATAATTTGTTCAATCTTATTATAAGATTCAAAATCTCCATTATCAATGATACTTTGTACCCCTTTTAATTCTTTTTTTAAGTTTTGTTGTTTACAAAAGTTAAGTGCCGTGTCTTTAACGTAATCAACTTGTTGTTCGTTGTTTTTAATTGCTTCTAACGTATCTGCGTGTGATTTAGATGAGGTGTTATTACCACCTTCAGCCATAATTTTCTGTGCAATTGTGTTATAATCCGGTATTTTGTTGTAATTTTTATATAACTCCTTCATATTTTCCATAATGAATTTAAATGAGTTATTATCAAAGAACTTACTATCTAATACGTCAATAATTGTTTCGCCATATTTTTTATCTTCAATAATCGCCTTCAATAAAGATTGTTGAAACGAAAATCCTAAATGCCCAAAATTTCTCTCTTCCATGTGTTTATTTTATAATGTGTGTTTAAATTACAATTGATAATTCAAGTATGTGGTTTCCAATTCTTCTGAAGACAGGATGTCAGTTAAGTCTGACAAAATACGTTTCAAATTTGGACGAATATCGACAGTATACCTAACCTTTGGATGGTAGTAATATGCTGGGAATATTCTTTGAATAAATACATCTTCATTCAATTTAATTTCCAATAAAAAGTGTTCTCTATCCTTCTCGGGAGCGTCTTCCACATAGTCCGAAGATAGGAAATAATTTTGATTTTCGCACAAATAATCAGAACTTTTTATTTTTAAATCTTCAGAAATATCCTCACAAATATTTCTTAGATAATAATGAAGGTCCATAGATCGTCTAGACCCCTCCACATGATCCTTTACATTAAAGAATCTTTGACAAATAATGTTTCCCTCTAATGTTAAGAGGAATTCAAATTTTGTAATGTCCGGTTGTTGTTGGTAGTTACTCATAACTTTTGATTTTAATTATTTTTTTTTTATTTTTTTCTTTTGTTGTTAATCTAAGAAATGGGTTTAAGAATTTAACAAATCCATCGTCTGATTTTGGTAATAGATTAAAAATTCCATCGTCTCTCATCATTCTCATGGCGTTTTTGTAAGACCTACCTTCTTGGTCCAAGTTTTCATTTATTAGTAAATCTATATTTTCTTTAGCTTCGTAAGTTAAAAAAGGTTCTTCCAAACTTACGATACGATTGTTTATATCAAAAAACTCCTCACCTAATACACCATGTTTGGTAACACCTGTTAGTAAATTCGCAATAAGTTTGTTGTGTTTGTCTTGTTGAAAGATTTCCTCACATTTGTTCTTAACTTGTTCAACAGAAATTTGTTCTGTTTTTAGTTCAGGGAAAACCGATAAAAATCGTTTTATACCCATTCCTCTTATGCCAGCAATGTTGTCTGAAGAGTCACCACACATCATCTTAACCAATTTAACATTTTCAATTAAGATTTCCTCGTGGTTATAAACAATTGTATCGTTTTGTTTGTAAAGTTTTCCGTGTGACGGATTGTAGATTTGTGTATTTTTTGAAACCAATTGTGTTAGGTCTCCGTCTGAAGAATAAACTATTTTGTTTTCTTTGGGCGAATTCTGAGTATAGTATGCAATGTTGTCATCAGTCTCACAATACTCATATTCTCCCTGTCTTACGAATAACTCTTCAAGATATTGTTTTACTCTATCTCTTTGGTAACCGTAAGAGTTAACTTCTTCTTCAGAACGTAGTCGTGATCTTCTGTTTTCTTTGTAAGGTGCGTAAATTTTCTTACGAGTTTGGGACCCTTCTAATCCATCCCAAAATACAACTATCTTGTCTAAATTGTACGTCTCAAATGTTCTTCTAAGAGTATTAAGAAAATGATACATTCCCCCAATGTGTTCTCCATTATGAAAGGCGTTTTTAACGCCATAGAAACCAATCGTAAGTAAATTGTCGCCATCTACTAATAAAACAGACATTAAATAAATTTATTATAAATCACTTTCCTCTGTTACAACTTGTGTATCCAAGATGTCTGTAACATTAACACCTAACATCTTACCGATGTAATCGCCCTGTTCTTTTTTATAATCCTCAATTGATTTCTTCTCTTCTGAATCTTCTTTTGCTGACATAAACCCGTGAGCGGTAACTAAGATACGTCCATCTTCATAACCTGAACCATTGATGTGATTTTTCATTATTGAGATTTTTGTTCTTGTTGCTATTTTAACTTTTCTCTTATCTTTTGTGATAGAAATTTTTGTTGTTCCCGCACCTTTTTGATTACCAAATAAGAATACAATACTTGAGTTTAACCAAATTGCTTCTCCACCTTTTGCTTTAATCTTTGGTTGTCCAAAAGGATTGTCAGGTAATTCTACCCAAGGTTGGTTAACAATGATTAATGTGTTTGTATAAGGTTTATCTGTTCTTCTTGAACCTGAAATACGTTGATTGATGCCCATTCCAATTTTGTCAGCTAAAACTGATGCATTGTGTTGTTTACCACCTTTACCATCATAAGTCATCTTACATGGAACTGAACCTACTGAATCCCAAAGGATTAATAAATCGTGAGGTATATCTCCCTTTTCTTGAGCATCTAATAATTCATTGATATACTCAGTAATTTGTTCAATATACTCAAAATCACTATTGAAAAGATAATCTCCGTTCTTATCAAATCCCATTAACTCCGCATGATCCCAACTCCATTTTTGCTCTGTGATAACAAATACAGGAATAACTCCTTTCTTTTGTGCATCTACCGCTGACTTTACAAGTGCGGTTGTTTTACCCGTATCACTATGTCCTAATAACATATTGATGTGTCCCATCGCGGGACCTGGAAGACCCGTTGCATCCAAGAAGGCATCACCTAAATCGAAGAAACGGTCAGCCTTGTATTCAGCTTCTTTCGAGAATTTCTTCTTGATTGCTGAAAAATCTGTTTTTTTAATACCTGCCATTGTTTTGTGTTTAAAAATGGGGTGGATGTTTCACCACCCCGTGAAATAATTAGAATGGTAATTCTGAATCTACATCCTCATCTTCTTGTGGGTCAACCACAGGAGTTGATGGGGTTTTCGGTGTTGAAATTACTTCTTCCGATGTTGAATTGGATGCCCATTTGTTGCTGTTTGAATCCCAACGTGGAACCTCACCTTTAGCGACCATTTCTAAGTAATCCTCAGGTTTTTTAGAATAAACATCTGACCAAGTTAATTCGTTATCTACCCAAGTTTTTGCGACGTTTGCGTCTGTGTGTAACTGACCCGCGTCTTCAGGAATAACTGAATTGATGGTTGTGTATTCTTTACCTGTACCTGCCTTAGTTAAAGCTAAAGACAAGATTAAATCACGACCATTTTCAATATTGGTGATATCACCTTTGTTACGGAAAATTGGGAAGATTTTATCTAAAATACCATCACCTTTGTGATTGTGTTTAAATCTCCAAAATTTAGGTCCGTCTTGTTCGTTATCGCGATCGACAACTTTAACAATGTAGAACTTACGAGAACGATA